AAATATTTTCTGTCGTGTCTGAATACAAAAGGTTCAGGTTGACTCCTGAACGAAATAAGTTTGTGGCCTTTGCGAGTTAGTAGACAAGGACTAAAATTTGCAATTGCTTGGTCAGGCAGTCCCCAGTTGATTCTCGTAAATTTTCCTCCAATATCATCGGCCTGTTGATAAACAGTGGCGTAACCATCTTTCTGTCGAATATTAATAGGTACTTGAAGATACTTAAGCGCAGTGGTGTGTCGGTTGATTTGAAGTGTCATTAGGCAGTCTCCATTGCTTTAGTAAATCCTTCGGCTACCCGTTCCCAGGAATACGAAGGATTTTGAGTAACTTCAAAGCAATCGTCAGCTACTTTTTTACGATAATCTTTATCTTCGTAAACTTTATTTAGAAGTTCTGCAGCATGTTTATAGTCGATAATTCCCCGCTCGACGCCGAGATCTTTATCGGTAATCCACGCAGCTACATCAATCAATAAACCCTTACCCTGCCAGACATCTTTACAAGAGGTGTGGTTCGGAACGATCTGAGGTTTTCGACAAAGAGCATGTTCAAAAGGAACTAAACCCCATCCTTCACCGTTGGCCGTATTGATTCCGACATCCGAGATGTTGTAAATAAGATTGAGCTGCTCATCAGGTGGAGCGCCCATGTAGTTCATGTTTGGTGTCAAAGCCAGTTTCTGAGTGGGATCGTTTCCTCTTCGACGCATCTCAGTTTCAAAAAGCTCTTTTACCGCCCACCCGAGATCCTTTTCTCCCATGTGCAGGTACAACATGACATCGTCTTTCCCCGTGGCAAACTCAGCAAATGCTTTGATTGTCAGGTCGATATTCTTTCTAGGTTGATTTCTATTGCCGTTAAATACGACAAATTTGTCTAGAGGTACACCAAGTTTTTTACGAGTCTCAATCATGTCTAGCTCATGAAATTTTCCTTTATCAAGTCCATGAGGGATCACCCCTAATTTTTTAGGTTGAATTCCATGAGCCATTAGCCTTTGGGCTTGCTCGATAGTAAACGTAATAGCAAAGTCGAAGTCTTTGATATACCTCAACATCGAGAGGGGGTACCACTCAGAATCTGTGGGGAAATAACCAATAAATTTGAACTTGAGTTGATGTTTTAAAAGGTGAATCCGTTCCCAAACTTGATTGACGATCCAAATATCATTAAGGCAAATAAACCAGTCTGGACGTTCGTTTTCGACGATTGACTGAATTCTACCTAGACCAAAACGATCAGCGGGGTTGTGCGGTGCAGCAGGATAAATTTTGAACGGGTACGGGTGAGGGTCCCCTGTGTAGTTAATGCCGTATACGACGACTTCATTGGTTTTCGATAAATGCTCGAGAATACTGTGAGTTACTCGTGCAAACCCTGTATTTGAAACAGCATCTCCGTACCACAGAATCTTTGCCATTGGGGTCTAGACTTTCGGTATCAGTATACAAACAGTACTAGATAATGCCTAGCAGGGAAACATTCGCGTATCGCCGAGCTTTAAAACTACGCGCTCAAAAAGCGTTGGAAACTGAAGACACGACGATCGATAATGTGTTCTCTCGTGCACAGACTGATTTCTTAACCTTCTGCACTCTTTTAGATAAACCTCCAGCCAGACATATGCTGGAGTGGCATAGAGAGCTCATAACTGGAGAAAGCAATAAGTACCTTATAGATATCGCGGGTCCGAACTTAGATATTCTGAGTCCTCGTGGTTCAGCCAAAAGCACTGTACTCAACTTGTTTACTGCTTGGGTTATCGGCAGACATACACAGGCTGGTAGACCTCTTCAGATTATTTATTGCTCATACAACATCGCGACAGCTATTCCCAAAAGTCGAATTATTAAACAAATTATCGATTCATCGACTTTCAAAAAAATATTTCCAAAAGTCAAGTTAAAAGCTGGGATGCAAAGCGACATAGGCTGGTCTGTCGACTTTGATTATGCGGGCATCACTCGTATTGGTGACGAGGAATTTACCTTAAGAGCAGCTGGTCTGAGAGGTTCGATTACGTCTAAACGAGCTCACCTCGTGATCGTGGATGACCCTATTAAATCAAGTACCGATATTAAAAACCCTACTGTTCGTGAGGAGATGAACGGTAACTGGTCATCGGTCATTGCTCCCATCGTGTTTGAGGGAGGTCGATCTATCTGTCTAGGAACTCGTTTTCACCCTTTGGATATACATAAAACAATGTTTATCCCGCAGAAGGGCTGGAAACAAGTCTCACAAGAAGCACTCACGTACAACAAAGACGGGGAAGCGGTTAGTTATTGGCCTGAGCAGTGGTCTGTCGAATATCTGCAAGGCCAAAAAGAACTGGATCCTGTTGCTTTTGCTTACCAGTACCAGCAACAACCTGTAATGACTTCAGATCTCGTCCTTTCTCCTGACTTGATCGTTAAAGGGGAAGTCGAAACTGAGTTTGATTCCTTGGCTGTAGGGATCGATCTATCCGCCAGCAAGAACGAGACTTCTGATTACACCGCTTTTGTTCTCGGTGGGAGACTCGGGGACAAATACTACGTCATCGATGCACATCAGGTGCGGACCATAGGCAACCTTGAAAAGATTGACTTGTTGTGCGACATGTTAGTTGAGTGGGGAATCCTAGAACTACAGAACGATCAACATTTCCCCACGTACTCCACAGTGACTCTCGTTGTTGAAGCTGTGGCTTATCAGGCTTCTCTTGCGGCTGACCTTCGTCGTGTCTTGTTAAACGAAAGAGGTCTAGGTAATCTGCATGTCCACGAAGTAAAAGGATTCCGGGGAGATAAAGTCGCGAGGTTCAGAGGTACTCTCGGTCTTTTGGAAAATAAAAAAGTTATTTTTAACAAATACAGGAAGTTCGATGCTCTTATAGATCAGCTAATTAACGTAGGGGCGACGTCTCATGATGATCTTCTCGACGCTTACACTTGGCTTATGACTTATCTTCAACGTCGCGGAAACTTCTCTGTTGAGTTCTAATGTCTTCTATTTACATCTCTGTCACAGCTTACAATCCACTAAGCCGCATTGAGACTCTTCTTGAAGTTTTAAAGGGTTATGAGACTCTTGATCTGGATAAAGAAATTGATATTACGATCGATCATGAACATGCTTATGACCTAGATGAGTTCTCATTAATAGTTGCCGGTAACACTAACTTAAAACGCGTAAGCTTTACTGTAGCGTCTCCAGAGTATGTAGGTTACTCACTTTGCTGGGCACACAAACCGTCTCTAGCTTACCAAGTTGTAAATAAAAAACATGATTATTACATGTACTCAGAAAATGATATTCTTTTTACTAAGAAACAATTTGATTACTGGATCGAATATAAAGATGTTTTAAAAGAAGAAAATCAAGAACCAGGTTTTTGTCGAGTCGAAAAAGTACAAGATAAATTTATTCCTTTTGACAACTACCGTCGCTGGAATTTAAGTGGTGTCACCCCAGATGTTTGGGGACCAATCGGATACAACTGCGGTTTTAAATTCCGTCCGGCTGAGTCCGGTGTGATTGGTTTTACAACACTAGGTAACCCATACGGTGGTTTTATGATCATGGATCAAGAAGACTCTGAAGAGTACATTCGCTCAGACAGCAGTCACCCTGTAAAAAGTCACGCAAAAATTGGTTTAAGAAACTGGCCGATTGCCGATCGATCATCAATGGGTTTGGCTTTTGAAAAACTGCTCCCAGGGCAAGAACATCGCCGAGCTATTCCTCTGATAAACGAAAATGGAAAAATTAAAATCCCTGAGTGCGCCTTAGTTCAGCACTTGGATAATAAGTACTCCTCTGCACTTTTAAAAAACTCTCCTATGATCGACACAGACACAATGTTTACATACTGACATGTTCTCTTACTCCGATGACACCATCACCCTGGGAGGTATCGAGTTTGACATGGCTATGCCGAGTATTTTTCCCGGCAGCACTGTGGACCACCCCAGTCACTACAACCAAGGTGATGTCGAGTGCATTGACGCAATGCTTGCTGCAGCTGGAAAAGATGCTGTACAAAACTTTTGTCACCTCTCTTGCATGAAGTATCTCTGGCGCTTTCAACACAAGAACGGAGTTGAAGATTTAAAAAAAGCTGATTGGTACTTAAAAAAGCTTATTGAGCTGAATAAGTTAGACTGACAGAAAGAATTCACAAATGGACATCCGCGCTTTCGGATCTGTATACGGGCAGACGCCCATACTGCCTTACGCAAGTGGGTTTGTTTGGGTGCCTTCGGACGGTCAAAAAACTTTTCCTACCTGCCGTTCTCTATTCGTCGAATCTAAAAGTACTCCTGGGACAGATGACGTTTATGTACGTCTAAACGACATGGGAGAAAATCAATTTATACATATTGAAAATGTTGATGGCAATATCGAGTTGCCTTTTGGGGCAGTTACACTAAGCGGAGGTTCTGTGAACGGCGTAGTCGTCCTTTACTAATAGGACTATGAATTTATTTAAGTGGACTGCATTAGGAGTCGGTAGTGTTGTTGCTGTAGCACACATTGGTGTGTTGGGGCACATTATCAAAGCAACGAAAGCTCCACAAGCTCCAGTTATAAATTTTCCCAGAGGAGATTATTCTTCTTACAAAGTCAAAGCAGATAAAGAAGGTTATACAGTCGAATACAAAGCAAACGATCCTACTGTTCTTGAGTCACAAAAATCTTTATCGCTAGATAAGGAAAAGAAAGGATTTTTCGGTGGTGGTAGTGAAAATCGTCACGAGTGGCGCAAAGACCAGTTCACTATGGACGGCACTAGGAACCTAGGAGGTGTCGTAGCAGATGGTGAGGGAAAGTCTGCAAAAGACATAGAGTGCATCGTGGCGGACGCTGGAGCACGGTCACAAGGTGCAATGGCCGGAACTAGTATTGCTGCTGGTGTTGGTGTTCCTGCTGTTATCGGTATCCCGTATGTTGGGTGGCTAGCTGCTGGATGGGTTTCACTATTAGGCGGAAAATTAGGTTCTGCTGCTGGATCTACCGTTGGTAGCATAGTTAATGACTGCTAAATAAAGATGAGTTTTACTGGTTACTCCGATATTTTTGCTGATCGTTACGGACGGTCTATTGCCGCCGCTGATAATCAAAGGCGTCGGGATCAAGAATCCACACAGCAATTCGCTGGGCAAGTTCAGTCAGACTTGAATCAAGAAGCCGGTGGCCCTGTTCCTCCAACAATGCCGGACGATGGGAGTAACCCGCAGTTTGATACTGGTATGGACGAGGAAGTAAACGAAAACGTAGAACGCACTAAAAATTACTTACTGGAAGTATCTAAGAAACGCTTGAAT